CCGGCAAAATCGGTGTAGGCGTGTATAGCGTCCGTACATTACCCCGCCAGATAGACCCGTACGGATTTGCCAAAGACATAGACCCGCCCGACGCCACCCACCCCGCAGCTCCTGGCAGCTCAGCTTGGCTCACCGCAGTCTCACGCGTAGCACTCGGCACGATCGGCGAGTAAATCGAATCGACACGGAACGACAGCGCGCCCGCCGGCACCGGATCTACGATCCGCGCCAATCCATAATATTTCGTCGTATCCGCAACAGAGGTTGCGCGGATTTTCGTTGGGCTGGGGTCGGACGAGTAGCGCGTGGGCTCGGCACCCACAAATGTTTGAACTAACGCCGTCGTCAACTTCAGGGTCAGCACCCGCCGCTGAAAATCGCCGGTCGTGTCCGTGAATGTGCGGGTTTCTGATGAGACCTCGTCGATTTTCACGTACTGCGTTACTGCCGTGTAGCCGACGGCTTCAACAGAGAGGCACAGCACGTCACCAACATCGGGAAGCGGCTCTTCTGTGCGCTGGTACGTCAGCAGCGCTTTCTGCCCGATAGACTGATTTCCATACAGCCGCATCCGGTGTAGCGGGCCGGCCACAACATAGCTCTCGACACGATCTCGGATCTCGGCACGGGTGTCAAAATGACTTCCCGTGCTGAACATCACGATCCGAATATTGGTGTTGGTCGGCGGCTCGGTGATGAAGGCATGAGCCCCTGCATATGTGTCCTGGCCGGTGTTTCTGATTGCCAGGTAGATTTTGCGCAAATTGAACCGGCCATTCACCGCGTCCAGGCGAGAAATTTTCGGAAAAATCGCCCCGACCGCCCCGTCAATGATCTGGGTGGATGTCATCCGACCACCACCGTCCACGCCGTCGGTCATGCGCTCGGATTGAAGAAGTTGCACATCAGTAGCTGTAATCGACATCAATCAATCCTCAAAAACTTCAACACCGGGATTACGTAATCAATCGCACTGGGGTTTGAATACGGAATTACATCACTGGCAGCCAGTGCAGGCGGATCGCTGTGACGCCAAATGACGCGCATCGCTACGCTTCGATATGTCAGCGTGTATTCAGCGCCGGGCACATCTGCAAATGTGCGTAGGGCTGCAAACTCAGCTCGCGTCATGACCCCCCAGACCGTGTCCCCAGACGAGCCACCCTCCAGCGTGATCGGCTCTCCTGAAACCGCTACAGATACGTCAATCCAAATCGATCCACCCAGAGTCCGAGACTGAGCGTGAGCTACCGGAGACCATCCATGCTCATCAGTGCGCAACAAGCCATCTGGCAGCGAGAGCGTTTCAATGCCATTACTGATCGTATTCATTTCTCGGCTTTCGACAGCTGGTTTAGCAGTCCGACCAGCGCATCGGCCGATGCTTGGTCAGATACAGATACCGGTGTGGACTTTCCGCCCAGTTGCAAGTTCACCGTCACGCTACGACTGGAGGGATACAAATTCCCCCCTAGATTCTGCTGTGCCTTATCAGCGGATGCAGTCGTTGTATGACTTCGAGCATAGTCGAGCGCTTCTCGCAGGGCAGCTTTCTGAAATCCTGCATACTCATCCGCGCCGAACCCGACGCCGCCAGTGCCGGCCGCCGCACCACGCGCAGCCACATTTGCTCGCGTGACGTAGTCGCCAAATACTTCGGCAAACACTTTCGCTTGCTCTGTTGTCAGCCCGTTTTCGATCCCGACGCGATAGTTATCCGCGCTGGTCGTTGTCACAGTCCTATTTACGGTCCCCGGAGCGACCTGGTCGTTTTTGTTGACGTAATCTTCGATCTCGCGCTGTGTGTAGCCCATCGCTTGCAAGTCGGCAGGTGTGGCACCGGCCCGGCGAAGGTCTTCAAACGAAGACGGATTGCTCATTGATGAGCTACTCGTGATCCCGCCTTTGCGCAGCCCTTCCAACTTCATTACTAACCGCTCTGCATCGGACAGTACTTGCTGAACAGCACCCGCTCCATTGCTCATTCCTGTACGAATGTCTTGGCCCGCTTGTTGCCCCGCCCGACCGAGCTTATACATCTCATCCTGAGCTCGGAGAAGCGGAGGCAATACACCGTTATGAGCCGCTTTTGCTGCGTCAGCGTATCGATCCCATGCAGCCTGCTGTTCTTTGATCGTTCCGCCATTGCTCTTGATGTACTCAAAAGCCGTTCGGGCTTCTTGCTCGGTTTGGGCCAGTGCTTCGCGGCTTTTCAAGCCCAAGGACTTCATTGCTTCAGCCAACGAGGTAATGCCAGGGCTGGCGTCATCTGACCGCTGTTTGATCGATAGCAGCAGCGCTTCTGTCTGCTGCTTCGATAAGCCCGCCTGGGCACCGAACTTCTCAACCTGCCCAGTCAAAAACTCAAATTCACGACTCGATGCAGCCTGGGGCAGTGTTTTGGTGATCATGTCTATGAACACACGATCGGTTTCCACTCCACGTTCACGCAAGCTGTCCAGGCTCCCTGTCAGTAGCCGGACAACATCGGACGACTCCTTGAACTTGCTAGACATCCCGCCTGTTGCTGTAGTGGCGCTAACCCCCACTTTTTGGAAAGCAGCATCCAACTGGGCATCGATCACCGACGCTAACTGAGCAGCAGATATCTGGCCCCGCCCGAATGCCACTTCAGCCATTTTTCCGAAGTCCGCCAGGTCCGAGCCTGATAACTCTTTCAGGCGTGCCACCAGCCCATCTCGCACTTCATCCCCAGTTGCTTGTGCAGACCCCTTGATCTGATCCAAACCCTTCAGCACGTCTGCAATCCCCTCGGGGTTTTCAAGCTTGGCGCCTGCCAGGGCCTCTTTCAGCGCGTCTCCAGCTTCTTTCCCCGCTTGCTTTGCCTGGTAGAAAGCAGCCGCCAGCTCTGCTGTCTTGATGCGGCTGAGTTCTGCATTGGTCGCAACCAACTCGAACTCTTTTGCCGGGCCATTCAGTGCAGTTGGCTTCAGGCTCTCTTTGATGGCACGGTCAGCATCTTCAGCAGCAGCCTTCACGCGGAAAAACTCCATACCAAGGCTTGCCACTTCCGTCACCAGCGCCACGAGACTCAGCCCTTTGAGTAGTCGCAGGCCGTTAGCCAGAATTCCAACCCCAGCGGCTGACGATGCACTGGCAGCCCCTAGGGCTCGAGCCTCTACAGTTGCAACGGCGGAGGCCGCTCCCATGGCCCGAATTTCGAGTGCAGAGGCTCCGGCTGCTGCACCCACGCTGCCTAGCATCGGGATCAACGCCATTCCTGCCACTCTCCACCCTATGTAGGCCTCGACCCCGAATTTGATGACACCTGACAGACTCATCACAGCCTCGACGGCGGTTTTTGTCCCCTCCGCCATTTTTACAAAGCTGGCTGCGATGTCCTTTGCAGTGGCCTGCAGTTCTCCAGAGGCTTTCATCTTGTCAAACTCGGACAGCAGGTCTTGAATCTGCTTCGTCAGATAGTCCAGAACCCCCGACTGCGCGATCAGGGCATAGAACTCGTCCAGGGCGTCGTGTGCATTTGAGACGGCACCGCTGAATGTGGCCATCAGCTTTGCACTCGCACCCATGTTTTCGTGACCCAGGGCATCGATTAACTTGAGGATGACCCCTCTACCCAGGGTGCCGGCCTCGGACATCTTTTGCAGTTCTGCCGTGTTTTTGCCGGTCGCTTTCGCGAGCAGATCCCATACGGGCACGCCCGCCTCGGCAAGCTGCAGTATTTCATCACCCTGGAGTTTGCTCTTCGTCCACGCCTGCCCAAGAGCGAGTGTCACACGCTGCAAGGCCTCTGTGCCTCCCCCCAAGGTTGCAGCGGTATCGCTGATAGCCTGCATCTGCGCCATGCTGGGCTGCAGGCCGAATGCCGTCAGCTTGACATAGGATTCGGTTAGCCCTTGCACCTCGAAGGGCGTTGTTTTTGCCAGCTCTTTAATCTGCCCGAATACATCCCGGGCAGCATCTGTAGAGCCCAGCAGGCTGGATAAACGTCCCTCCAGGGTTTCGAATGCCGCTCCAGTGCTGATCACATCGCGTGCCAGGCCTGTAATCCCCTGGAGGCCGACCACTGCAGCGGCCATTCCAGCCAAGTTACGCGCGGCTGCCCCGACAATCCCAGTCGCCGACTCAGTCTGAGCGCCGAATTCCTGTACTGCTGCGCCAGCGCTGGCCAGCTCGGGGGCCACGCCATGCGCCTCGGCGCGCAGGGCGGCCAACTTGGTCTGGAAGGCGGCGATCGCCTGCTGCTGCTCGGCGGAGGTGATGCCAGAGGCCCGCACCTGGGCGAGTGCAGCCTGGAGTCGATTTGTCTCGGCCACGACTTCCTGCAGCGGCCGCACGCCGAGTTGCCGGAAGGCGGCATTAAGCGCCTCGGCAGCCGCAGCAGCTTCACGCTGCCCGGCGGCGATCTTGTTGGCAGCAAGCTGGGCTTCCTGTTCCGCACGGCGTTCGGCCTCGAGACGCTCTTGGGCCGCCATCTTCTGACGCTGGATGCCGGCCTCGACAATGGCGGCCAGGCGCTGTTCTTCGGCCGCAGCCGCCCGGTCTGCAGCCTGGCGCTCCTGGACGGCGCGCTGTGCGTCATTGATCGCCTGGATGTTGCGCTGAACGGCGGACGTTGCCGCCTCCAGCTCGGACGTCAGCCGGCTCTGCTCGGTCGCCAGGTTGCGGGTATCGACGCCGGCAGCGGCGGCAGCAGCCCGGGCAGCATCCAGGCGCTCGCGGCTTGTCGCCCACGCCTTGTCAGAGTCGCGCAGCTCGCGATTCGCATCTTTGAGCGCCTGCTCAAGCAGCTTGATCGCGTCCTTGCCTGCGCCAGCGCCACGGGCATCGGCCAGCTGCTTGTCTAGGGCTTCGGCGGACTCCCGTGCGTGGATTAGTGCGGCGCGGGCATCTTTTGCGTTCTGGATAGCCGCTGTCAGGATCTCAACCTTTTTGCCGGCAGCATCGAGCTTGACCAGGTCAGATTCAGACTGGACGAGCGCAGCGCGTAGGCCACGGGGGTCGCCATCGATGATGACTTGTGCGCGAATATCGGTCATTGCAGGATGTGTGGATCAGGGCCAAAAAAAGGCCGGTCACCCGGCCTATGAGTTGCACCAGGTGCTGCGGTCAGGACACCACGCGCTCTTCAACAATGAAGGCCGGAACACCAACGCTGGGGACTTCCAGCGTGCCCTTCAGCTTCACAACAGCCATTTTCGCCTGAAGAAAGTCGTAAGCCTGATCGCTACTCACGACAGCGCGATATGCGAGCAACTCGGTGTCTTTCCCACTGATCAAATTCATGCCATCGAGCTCGAGCCGCATCACGTGCTGATGCTTGCGTGCGCCCTTGATCCGAGTGCCCGTGGTTGCTTGGGCGGTACCCGACACTTTCAGCGTGGCGGCGTCCGTGATCGCTCCATTTTCAATGGCCAGCAGCTTTCCGAGGCGGTAGTTGATGCGGTAATCCACATCCTTGTCGTACGTCGTCGTCCCCGCCGCGTTCTTGACCACCAGCCCGGCTACCGCGAGGTTCTTGCGGCCGATATCGACCCATGCGCCTACGTCTGCAGTTACAGGGAGATCGACAAACACGCCGCCGGGTGCCGTGATTGTCTCGATCATCCCGGAGAGCTGCACCGCAAGCAGATCCCGAGTCACTTCCGTGAACTGGATCTCGAACTGGGAGGGTTTTGCGATGTGATACGACGCGAACGCCTGACCGTAATCATCGCGGTTGCGAGAGACGACTTCAACTTTATCGCTCGGGGTAGTGATCGACATCATGTCCGTTCGAATCAGGGTTGCGGCCCCGAATACGCCCGGTGCGGTTTCAAAACTCACATACAGGTCACCCGCAAAAAGCTGGGCATTTTGTTCGGCCATGGCGGCTCCTTCGCTATCGAGGCCGGGCCACGGGCACTTTCATGCCGACGGACCAGCCAATGGGGTAGTACGCAAAACCGGCTTTGAACGCCGGTGGAATGGGGGCGTCGAGCTTCAGTGCTTCGAGGTGCTCGATGCCAGGTGCCCATGGGCGCAAGGCATTGATGATCGACATCATTAGTGGCCCAGCCTGGAGGGCTTGGCCTTCGGGAGACGGCAAGCTGGCCACGTTGTGTACGACGACGACAGTCGCCCAACGCTGCATCACTGAACCCCATGCTGCGTTATCGCCGACGACCGAGAAACCTCTGAACAGCACATGCACCGCCGGCGCGGGCTGCTGGGCTTCAGTGATGCCGCCAAGATCAATGCTATCCATCACAAAGACCTGGGGCGGCAGCATTGCACGCAACCGCTCTTTTATCAGGGGGCCAGCAGCGAGGAAGTCGATGAGTGGCTCGCGGATCATCAGAATCCCCTTAAATCGTCATCGGTCACCGACCTGGGCGAGAACTCGAAGAACACCTCGCCCTCCTCTCCGCCGGCCGACACACCGGAGGCAGGGCCAAAGCTCACAGCCCCCGACGAGATGCCCTTGAGGTAGTCGTCAGCCCACCTGGTGCTCTCCAGTACCTCCTTGGTCACCGCGTAGCCGTACAGCCGCCGCATGGCCACCGTTGCGACTACCGTGGCGAGGTCAGATGCAGCCACCTGGTCGGGGGTGAGCCCAGCCGGGTAGCGGCCCGTGACGAATGTGTCTGCATACCGGCTGGCCGACTGCAGGTGGGCCTGCAGATCAGCTAGGCCCACGGTAGCCACGGCAACAACATCCGGTGACCAGGCACTGGTGTCGGCAGCGCTGGCCACAGCCTGCAGCAGACCGGCAGTGATACGGGCGTCCTTGGTAGCGCGCTGGGCCACTTCGGTCCAGCCGTTGACAGCAACACGCGCCAAGTCGTCGAGGGTTGCGTAGACCATGGCTTAGGTGTGGCGGTGGGGCAGGATGCGTACTTCGACCAACTGGCCCGCCGCCGATGCACTGGAGCCGGGCATCACCCGGCCGCAGTGATCGGTCGCCGTGCCCGTGATCGCCTTACCCGTTCCGCCGGCGTCGGGCTTCACGAAGGCATGCTCGGCGAGGGCTTCACCGGATTCGACAAGGTAGGAAAAGCCGGTCACAACCGGGAATGCATCGCCGACGCCGGCTGCCGACTCGGATACGCCGATCGAATCTTTGGCCGCGCCGGCGGATGTTGCGTAGCCGCTAGCATCGTGCGCGATGAAGCGGTACTGGGCGACTGCCGCGAGGGCGAGCAGCGTAACCGCGTTGGTCTTTTGATACTGGCGTCCCATCAGGAGGCTCCTTTACGTAGTTGAGTGTGGCCGTCAGGCCTAGGCGGACTTGGAGCCGCGCTTCTTCGGGGCGGCGGCGGGCGCTTCGGAGGCCGGGGTTTCGGCGGGCGGCGCAGTGTTGCCGTCCTGGGCCTGGGTAGCATCCAGCGTAGCGGCGCCCTGGGCAGCGCCTTCGGCGGCCTGACCACCTTCCGAATCGGCGGTGCCGGTCTGCTCACCAGCACCGGCAGAAGCGCTATCACCTGCAGACTGAACAGCACGCGGATCCTCCTCCCGCTGTTCAGGTTGTTCGGTGGTCATAGGCTGGACCGCATCGGCCAGGCCCTGGGAGGCGTCAGGCTCGTCCTCGCTTTCATCACGGACGGCGTTCAGGCGCACCAGGTCATCCAGGGCCTCTGGCTCGAGGCCGGGGGGCAGCAGCTGGCCCGGGGTCACTTCGCGCCGCACCCCATTGAAAAATGCGATCACAACATGGACTGCAATGAGCTTTTTCATAGCGTCACTTCGGATTGGTGAAGAGTACGGCGGCTGTGTTGTAGGCGATGTTCGGCCGGCGCTCGTAAGTCGCACCGTACATCCAGGATTTCAGCTCATTGCTGTAGTACGGGGTTTCAGCGAAGGGGTGCCCCTCCATCACGTTGGTAAAGCCAAACCCGGGTTCCGCAAGCGAGATGTCTGCGCCGCCAGCGCCGATTCGCGGCACATAGGCCAAAATCGCGTTATTGCCCCACACATCAGCACCGGAGTCCGCGTCG